CATACTCAATTTCTGATCCAGCTTGTTCTGCGTGTCTGTCTCAAGACTCTTCACAGACTGCCTAATATTCTCAGCAGTCACGTTGAGTGCGCTGATATCCGCTTTGGTTCTGAGGTCTTCAGTCAAACTTCTCACACCAGCATCTAGCGAATCAGCACGCTGTCTGAAGTTAGATTCAACTGTTGAAAGCTGTCCTTCTATATCTTCAATTGCCGGACTCCAGTCTGTCGCTAGAGTGCCTTTCTCAAGTTTAATCCTACGAACGGAATAATTATTGTTTCCAGCATAGTCATACAAGGCCATTTCTCCCCTCGAATAACGAGTGTCATCGTTCGGAAAGATAACTGGACCCGTGAATGTGAACCGTTGCCAGTCCTTGCTTGGAGTGATGTCTGCACTAGCTTTCAGACCGAACCTATTGCTTTGGTAATGATAAAAATGCAGAGGACGAATCTCGCCAACGTCGTTGATTTTTAAATCAAACGAGAGGGTCCAAGTCTCCCCAATGTTTTCTTGGGTAAGGTAGGGATGTAGAGGAAATGCGAAGAATCGTGTACTTGTGCGAATCTTCTCAGAGTCTCGATAATAGTTTATACCACCAACCTGCACGCTCGCTATCCGACTAGCCAGCTCCTCCGCAGTCTGCGTGAGTTCTGACTTGCTAGCTTTGCCGTTTGCTAAATTGGTCAGCTCTGCCAGTCTACGTGTCGTCGTCTCTTCATAGGTCGCTTGTGCTGACTTCACACCAGCCAGTTCTTTTTTGGTCTGAACAAGTGCTTCAACTTGCTTAGCAATCTCAGCTTCAGCCTGGGCCTGTTTCGGTCGAATATCGTTCGCGATGGTTCGTTTCAGAGCATCCAAATCACCCGACAAGGCCGTTTGGGCGCTCGTAGTCTGTGACTTAAAGGCTTCGAGTTTAGCAATTGAATCCGACCCAATCTGCTTAGCTTCCTGAGCAAGCAGGGTACTTGCGCCAGCGTTTTTCAAGGCTTCCTCAGCCTTGCGCTTGGCTTCCTTTAATGGACCATTGTCAAAGCTATCGAAGCGCTGATTGATAGTGTCAGACAGTTCTTGCTTGACTTCTTCCGCCTTGGATCGAGCCAATTTCATAGAATTGTCAAATTCAAGTGTTTTAACACGAATCTTCTCGTCAAATTCTTTATCTCTTCGTCCTACTTCAGCAACAATAGCTTGTCTAATAGAACTTTCACTAAGTCCGCCAATCGCATCTTTCAAAGCCTGCTGACGCGTTGAACGGTCTTTAGCTTGAAGGGTTTGATAATCGCCCAATTCAACAACTGAACGATTCTCGTTTAACTTATCGATTACCAGTTTATGAATACGCGCTTCAAAAGCAATCCCTATCTGATCTCTAACAATCGCTACACTATCACCAATCCAAATGTCCTGCTCGATAGCGTTTGACAAATCAAGTAGATTGGCTTTGAACGTAACGATAGGAACGGAAAGACGTTGCAACTCTTTATAAGTCGCCTTTAACAACTCTACAGGGTCTTCGATATCTTCATTCGTATAGACACCAAAGCGGTGCTTGATAACACCATTTTGATGTAAGCCGTAGATATTCCTAGCAGCTTCATTACTTACATAATTCTGACCTGCTGGCTTATCGACAGGGTCGCCTCTTGATACAGACCATGAAACATCTTTAAACTGGATTCTACGGCCATATCCACCCGTAGCTTCTCCTGAGTCATTCGTGCTTTCTTCACCCTTACCACGTCCGATTAGAGCCGTCACGACATCGTCAGACGATTCTTCGTAGGTTACGTTTAAGATATTAGAGCCATACTCAAATTGATGTCCTGTAATACGTCCAAAACGTTGATTAAGGTCGATATATCTGCCGATGATTTTATTTTCAACAAAGGTATATCTAACTTTGAATTCGCAGGCGTAAGATTCAATTATCTTAACAAGCGCTTGTCTGACTGAAATGTAATAGAACGACAATCTGCCGGTTCTAGTCAAACCATCTACGTTTCCTAATTGATAACCAGTATCTTCTAAAATTTCACTCAATACCTGATCAGCAGAACCACCTGGACGCTTATCTTCGATGATGAACGAATGCAAGTCACTTTCTGCTCTGTCAATCCCTTCAATGGTCAGACCAATGTCATAGGATTTTTCAGAAATCCTAAACAAACAAAAAGCCCTGTCTCGTGATTGGAATCCGAAAAACTGGGCTTCTTTTATAATTTCAGGCTTGTAATCAACAGGAATTTCAAAGCTAGACCTATCAAATTGATTTAATTCAATCGTATGAGTGAATTCTGCGAGACTCGCTTCATCGATTACATCTATCAACTCTTCTAATTGATTAAATAAATAGATCATGCGAACACCTCTTTATACTCAACGCTATTTAAAATAGCTCCAACAACTTGAAACGTATTCACGCCTTTTTGCAATTTAAAATAGCGACTATTAACCATATCAAAATTCATAAGCTCGTTTCTGTCGTTTAACTTGATTTCTCTAGTGTCACAATTAACAAGCAGATTTGAACCTTGAATGTAAGTAGCTTTTAGCCTGATATACTTCTGGGTTTCAAGGTGTAGAATCCGAATTTCAGAACCAGCTTGAGTAGTCAACCTCAAAATTGGCTCTGTTGGAAAATCGCCCTTATACACAACCTTATTAGTTGTTACTGTTTTAGGTTCGGTATACTTGAACGGGTCGTGACAGATGAAATGCAACTTGATAACTGTATCATTCGCATCTTCCAATTCTGGTTTTTTAACCTTCGAAAAGATAGCTTTATAATATCGCCCTGAATCATCGCCAAATACTAATTTCTTAGCTTTACGAGAGAACAACAAGCGATTTAAGCGCTCGTACTGTTTCCGCATGCCCAAATCAGTAAAGCCTGTTAGTTTGACCTGTATCTCAATCTCACGCTCTTTATAAGTTGCGCCATACAAATATTGACCATCTCGGCCTTTAATAGTTGCAGTTTCATGATGAAAATCAAGGACATCACGTCCTGTGGTATTTGCCACAAAAAACGTTCCGTCCTCGTTGTTCATCTCTTGATTGAGGCTTATATCACCAAACCGAACTTCTAAGCCAGAGTTAAATGTTGGTGTGCCTCTGATTGTATCTTGGAAATTATACATCTAGATTACCAATTAAAGACTTTGAGCCTTCAATCTTATCCTTTCTTCTTTACTTTGGATATTTGAAATATCGGAAACAAAGGCTCTGAAATCATTTGAACCAAGAGCAAGGTTAATAATAGCTGGTTCTTTCGTCTGATTGACCTCATACGTTGCTGATAAAGTACCAGATACGTTATTTGAGAAATCGCCCTGCAAGGCATTAGACATTGCTGAAACTCTAGAACCTGCATCGTCGAACATCGAACGAATACCGTCTGCCATTCCAGATACATTGCTTTTGACGTCTTCAAAACCACCCATCAAAGCAGTATTGAAGCCACTCATAATAGCTTGACCGGCTGGTATTAGCAATCTACGGTCATAAGAAATAGGTCCTTTGTGTTCCGCAATCCAGCTTGCAATACCACCGACGAAGTCAGTGACTGCACCCCAAGCAGCTTTTAAACCATTTAAGAAACCGTCCATAATCGCACGACCAGCACCACTCAGGTCAATGTTCCACAATCTATCGAAGAATCCTTTAACTGCATCAATTGCGTTGCTAACTCCATTTTTTAACGAATTCAACACATTCATAAATCCATCTTTCAATGCATTTCCTACATTAATAACTGTGTCTTTAATGGCATTGATTGCATTGCTAATAAAATCTTTAATACCATTCCAGATTGTAGTTACTACATTTTTAATAGCTCCCAAAACCGTACCAATAATAGTACTAATAGCATTGATTACTGTTGAGATAACAGACTTAATACCATTCCAAACAGTTTGCGCTACACCTTTAATATTTTCCCAAGCACCGCTCCAGTCGCCTTTGATAATAGATGTAACTGTGTTGATAATACCTGCTATTACATTCAATACCGTTGAAATGATTGTTGAAATGACTGTCCAAACAGTCTGAACAATTGTAGTGAATACAGTCCAAACTGCATTCCATACCCCTTGAACAATCTGCATACCTGTAGTGATTATGTTTTGAATCACTTGTATTGCACTTGTTATAAACTGCTGAATAGCAGTCCAAACTGTTTCGATAATCGGCTGAAGCATGTTCCAGACAGTCGTAGCCGTTTCAATAATGCCATTCCAGATTGTAGACATGAACTCAGAGAAACCAGACCACAATCCCTTGATTATTTCGACAATCGGTGTCAAAAACTCCACAAATCCATTCCACGCAGTCTTAGAACCTTCAGTAATACTAGTCCATAGATTGGTGAAGAACTCAACTAGACCGTTCCATGCTGTCTGAATCGCTTCAATGACTGGCCTGACAACCTCAACAATTCCATTCCAAACAGTAGTGGCCACTGAAACAATTCCATCCCATAGCGCAGAGAAGAATTCGGTTAGAGCGTTCCAAACGTTCATCAGCCCTTCCACAATCGGTTTTGCACCTTCCAAGAAACTGTTCCAAACATCCGAAGCGAAAGACTTAATTCCTTCCCAAAGTCCAGAAAAGAATTCTGTTAAGGCATTCCATGCGCTCTTAATAGCATCTATTACTGGTTGAGCCTTCTCTATGAAACTATTCCAAGCATTTGAAGCCGTTTCTTTGACGCTGTTCCAAATATTAGAGAACCATTCAACAAAGCTATTCCATGCATTCTGGATGCCTTGCCAAGCGTTTGAAGCAACGTTAACAATACCGTTCCACAATCCGATGAAGAAGTTCCTGAAGCCCTCGCTTTTATTCCAAAGAACGACGAACGCTGCACCAATTGCCACGATGGCAGCAATCACTAAACCAACAGGGCCCAGAAAACTAATTATCGCAGTAACTGCTGGGCCAATCCATCCGCCTATTTTACTGAAGATATTCAGACCACCCACTGCAACTTTAGCAAGCGTAGATGTTTCAGACATGAAATATAAAGCTGAACTAGCAGCCTTAGAACCTCTAGCAATTCCAAATAAGGCAGTTCCTACTCTTGTAGCGCTTTGCATTCCACCAAAAATATTCTTAGTGGTACTTACTGCACTACTTAGTCCGATTAAAGCATCCGTTGCTAACTTAGTCGTTCTTTGTGCAGTCTTAAAAGCAAGGAATGCAGACGCTATCGCTCGTATCTGTTCAGGACTTAGACTTTGAACTACTTTAGCGAACGACTGTATAGCCTGTGAAGCTATGCTTAGAGCTTTCCCAATCTTTTCACCAAACGAAGCCATGTCGCCACCAGAAAGAGCCGAAGCAACCTTCTTGATAGCTTCCCAAACTTCGCTCAAAGCTTTCTTGAAATCGGATATAGCACTAGTATTTGAGAATCCTTGCCAAAATTCCTTGATTTTAGCAACAGATGTACTCACGAACGAAGCTATCTTCTCAACAATTGCATCAAAATTAATCTTAGACAGAACATCTTCAAGGTTTGTTGCTAACTTCTTAAAATCAATCTTATCAAGTTGATTCATGATAGCTTCAAGAGCCTTGATACCTGCTTTAGATAATGCGTCAAAAGCTGGTTTTAGTTTATTTGCTAACGTTTCTTTCAAACCGTCTAACGCTTGGTCAATCGTCTTATAGCTTGTGGCCATGTCCTGCATCGACATCCCTGCACGTTTAAATGCTTCAGCGAAATCTTCAGTTTTAACCTGTCCTGCTTGGATTTTGGTAATTAATTCATTGAGTGATAAACCCATTTCTTTGGCCACTGCACTCATACCTGCTGGTGCCTGTTCCATCATGACACGGAAGTCTTGCCATGAAATCTTAGGTTTAGCCAAAGCCTGCACCATTTGTTGAGACAATGATTTCATCGCTTGTTTCGGATTCTCAGCAGACGCAGCAAGACCACCCATGGCTTCAACTAATTGCCCACTATCTTTTCGACCAATCGCAGCCATCTGTGAGAACGTGCTAGCCATATCTGAAGCTGAGTAGATGGTTTTAGTCGCATAACTCTGCATAGCCTCTTTAGCTTCGTTAATTTGGTCTTTGCCCCAACCTAGCTTGCTAAGGTTTCCGTCGAACGTATCCCATGCTTTCTTGGAGCTGTTCAACTCTCCGACCATTTCACCTAAAGAGCCTTTAATGCTACCAACTGCTGAACCAATTGCCGAACTAACCAAGTTAGCGCCCAACATCGATTTAAACATTGAACCACTCTTATTTGAGATAGTATCAAATGCAGATGATGTTTTTTGAAGTCCGTTGATAGCTTTCTGTAATCCGTTCAAAGTCGAACTCATTCCTTTGTCGACAGCAGTAAGCACCGCTTCGACTGAATAAGTTTCTGCCATTATATACCTCCTTTCATTACATATTTGCTCTCAGTAAGAGCTGTTTCTCTTTGTCTGAGAGTTGATACTTTTGCTTGTTAGTATCTTTTTTCTTGTAAAAATCACTGTATTTTCTATACAAAGGAGTTTTACCGTCCGATTTAGTAGCTTCTACCTGTCTAGACAACCAAGCAGAACGATGTAAGAGTTCGTCTTCATCTTGCTTTCTTAACAACACCCCAGTCATCAACAAATCATACTCATACATTGTCATGCGACCAATCTCATTCATGTCTGTGATATTCAGAAATCGAACACAGTTTATAATGATTTCCTCAAACGTTTCAAGAGATGATTTCTCAACTATTTCTTGAGGCCTTGGTTCATCTCCGACATCAAAGACTTACCCGCATTTGACTCACTCAATTCTTGAAGTACATCATCAAACAATTTTTCTAGATCTTCATGCTCTTCAACGAATGTTTCAACATCCGCCAAGGAAGGTCGTGGACTTTCTGTAACTGTTCCGTGATAGATAGTATCAGCCAATGAAGCGATATTTTTAGCATACAGTTCCGGAATTTTAGCAGATAGAGCCATGCCGAATTTCAAGCCTTGTTGCTCGATTGGATAAGCTTTATCAAGCGAACGAACGAATTTAACGCCAAATTTCACGTTGTAAGTTTTATCTTTGATTACTAATTGCATTGTTTTTCCCCTTTTTCTAAAAAATACAATAAAAAAGAGAGGCTTGGACCTCTCTTAGTTGTTATCCACCAATTCCAGGAACACTAGATACCGAAGTTACGGCACTTGGCGAACTAGCTGTTGTTTTAGTCGTATCAGCGAACTCATACTGGACAACTTCAGCTTGGCTAGCGTTAAGAGTAGCATATCCCTTGACACCAGTACCATTTACTGCGATTTCTAGTTCCAACTCAATCAGATCTTCAGCGTTCTTAGTTTTCTTGAACGATGTCAAGTAACCTTGATAGTACACTGACTCGTATTTGTCGCCTTGTTTCTTGGCATTCTTTTCGATTTCCCAAACTTCGACAAGTTCACCCTTGTCCATTGCTTTTTCAAGTTTAGTAACAAGTTCATCATCTTCTGCCATGATCGTTGTAGCAGTGATAGAAACCTCGATACCACCGACCGATTGAAGAACACCGTCTTTTGTCTTAACTGAGTTAGCGTCACGGCTCTTCTCAGATGAGTGTTCAGTCTGGAATGCTAACTTAGCACCGTCCGCTTTGCTTGATTCACTTAGCAAACGGAACAATAGAATACTGTCAATCCCTTTTTTTGCAATTGGCATTTTTTATCCTCTTTCTTTTATAAAATTGTAAATACTAAACGAACACGACCACGTTTTAGCGGTTCGATTGTCGTGTTATCGTCAAATAGCGATATTGTAGACTGCGAGATATTCAAAGCTAGATGATAGCCATCTGCCTCGCTAATCTTCATCGCTTCAGCTAAGATACTCGAACACATATCTGATACTTGTTTGCGTTTTTTTCGTGTGCTCCACACCGACAAGACCAACTCTACAGTACCTTTCACATCCGTTTTATTCGGTACGAGTATGGAAGTAGTATCTTCCAACTCAACAAACGGATAAGGTACGTTGTCGTCTGGCTTGTAATCGTATGTTTTATAGCCCAAAAAAAGACAACGTTTAAACACGCTGTCAAAAACTGCTTGCTCTCTTGATTTCATTTAACCAACCTTTCCAAATCATTTTTAAAAAGTTTTTTCTGATCATCAAAAGCTGGCTTGATAAACGGTTGTGCGCTCATTTTGCGAGTTCCTAACTCAACGTAAGCAGCATAATCAGTCCCAGGCGCTACTCGATACTTAAACCTATCTATCTTGCTACTGTTGACAGAGATAGAGCGCTTAGTCGCTCCTGTTGGTTTAACAAATCGCCTATTTTGCCCTCTGCCTTCATAGTGACCTCTAAACTTAGAAGCGTTGGTAACTGCTTTTTTCTGCATAGCTACACCATTTTTTTCAATGATGCGCTCTACCTCTTCCATTTTAGCTACTCTCTGTAATTTAGCTTGAAGTTTATCAAGACCTTTTAGTTCAAATCGTAAACTACCCAATAGAGTTGTCCTTTTCTAAATAGAATACTCTTCCAGACTGCTTATCTGCTCTGCATTTATAGCGTTCTTTTCGATAATTGAGATAAGTGAATGCGATTTTAGGTGCATTTTGGAAATAAACCACTTTTGAACCTCGTTTATATTCGCCAAAAACTGCGACTTGCTTATCGATACCCAAATCCATAACATGAACTGGAACAATCAACACTTTATCTTCGCTAGAAGTATATTCGCCAGTTTCTGGATCATACTCGTCTTGTTTATTAGCGATAATCTCCACTCTTTCGTTATATCTCATAGCATCTTAAACCCCGCATTAAATGTTTTTGAGCAAACACGCTTAATCACACTATCGTATTCTTTGAAATCATCAGAGTTAAATCTCATAGACGTGCCTTCTAAGGAATGATTACTCATCCCTTCAGCACCAATTCTATTAAATCGTTTAATAATGACCTCGGTAATGATATACTCAAGGCCTTCTGGGACATCATCCACGCCTGCATAGGCCAAAAAATTAGCAGTTGTCAACATTGCTATAGTTGTGAGCAATTTGTCTTGAAGATTATCCTCAATCCCTAGCAATATCTTTGCTTGAGTGATATTTGCCATATTATCCCTCCAATACTGCGACAAGGTCCTCTTTGTTCAATGTTGAATAACCTTCGATATTGCGCTCTCTGGCAATATCTTTTAAATCTTTAACCGTTAACTCGCTATAATTGATAGCTTCAGTTTCAGCAGGCTTTTTAGGATGATGTCGTCGTAACATCATTCCCATTAAGCACCTCCGAATTTAACGACTTTAGAAGGGTCGTACAAGTAAACACCGTAGTGTTCATCGCCAGTGATTACAGTAGTTTTCTTGAGGATGTCACGGTCTGTTTCAATAGCTACATCACGTTTAAGGTTGATAACGAATGCTCCGTATTTAGCAACATCGTCTGTATCTGTGTCAACAGCTGAAACTTTAACAAGGAAACCTTTACCTTTTTCAACTTTCTTAGAACGTACGATTTGAACGCCATGTGCTTCACCAAAAGTTCCAGAAACAACGATGTTAGCACCGATTTCTGAACCACGAACCCACTCTTTAGCGGTATCTTTACGCAAAGCGATAGCATCTTCAGGATTCAAAAGAGCAACATAGCGTGCGTCTTCTTCGTCCGCAAAGACTGCCAAAGCTTTATCGAGTGCATCGACAGTTGTAGGGGCGTCTTCGACATGTTGAGTAGCTTTCTTAGCTTCTTCAATCAAATCATTATCCACTTTGTTAGCGATTGCCAATGCAATTTGATGTGTAGCCTGACCAATTGGATCTCCGTAACCAGAAAGGACCGCTTCATCTGTCAACTCAATACCTTTACCAGCTTTCTTGATCTCCATAGTTGATTTTTTAGTAGTGAGTTGGTCAGGCTCAATAGCTGCACCCTCAGCAATATCTTTAGCGTCGCCAGAGTATTCCCATTTAGGAACCGTGATAGTAGTACCTGGTTGTCCGACAAGCATGCGCTCAACGTAAGCAAGCGGAGTGAATTTAATCATTTTTGGCAGTTTAGCCGATACCATATCAGCCATTACTTCAGGGTTGACCATTTGTGCAAGTTTAGTTTGTGTCATTGTCTATTATCCTTTCAATTTATGATAAAGTTCTGGGTTGTTTTGGAGTAGTTCATTTCTACTCTGGTAACCCATTCTGTTAAATTGTTCTTTGGTAATTTCACCAGCTGAAGTGTCTTCCATCTTCTTCGGTGTCTTACCTTTTAGTTTCTCGCTGACCTTTTTATCAGCAAGTGCATTCACTAATGCGACAAAGCCTTCTACTGCCTCCTGTGTAGCCTCTGCAGTATCTTGTACGACAAGTCCTAGGATTTTATCATCTACAACAATACCGCCCTCAGAAAGCATTTTAGAAGCTTCTCGTTCAAGTCCGCTACGATTGATTTTAGCTTCCAGTTCAGCAATGTATGCCTTTTGCTTTTCTTGCTCATACTCTGCTTTCTGGGCTTCGTTCATCTGACGTAGCTTTTTCGCTTCGTTCTCCTTGGCTTCCTGCTCTGATTTCCACTTGGCAAACTTCTTATCGATGATAGCATCGACGTCTGCGTCCGTGTACTTCTTTTCGTCTTGCGGTTGCGGTGTAGGTTCTGCAGGTACCTTTTGTTCTTCAACCGTTTCGACTGTTTGTGTTTCTTCGTTCATTGCGAACCTCCTATTTTTAAAGTCGTCCCCGACTGTA